AGAGCATCTCCATCTTCATCAGTCTCGATGAGGGGGAAGTTGATTTCGGAAACAGTGGCGCGGTTCTCGCCAGACTCCTTATCCTTGTACTGGAAGTGGAAGTCTTTCTCCGTCCAGTTACCGTAGGTGTCCAGGCCAGTTTGCTGGTCTGCCTGCAGTTCAGGGTTGGAGTCATCGTCGGCTTCAACACTGGAAATGCAACGCACAGTAGGCACGTAAGCCAGACCGTACACACCGGAGTTCTTCCATGCAAACGGCAACATCTCATAGCCTTGAATGGCTACAATATAGTTACCAGCAGGGAAGCGGGGCGGAGCCTTGAAGGTCGAGCCGCTAGTTTTTAAAAGGTCGTTTACAGATGGCATCTGTCTATCCTCGTTAGTTATTACGGGCGGGAGTTAGGGTATTGCTACTTTGCCCGAATCCAAGTAGCAATACGGTTTGGCTCGGGTCTACTGAGACTTCAAGTAGACCAAGACAGACTTTCTATTGACGTTGGCCTTGCGACCAGACTGCAATGGAATGATCAGGGTTTCCCTACGCAGACGCTGGGCATCACCAAGGATGCTTTTACGCTTTGCAGGAGTCAGTGTGTCAAGGGCTTGCTGCCACTTGGATTTAATCTTAGGCATAGCTTGTTTCCTTCTCAGTTGGTTTGGTTAGCCTTCACCTGCGAGGCGGTCGCGTATCTTAAAGTAGTCAACGAGCCCAGTTTCAATCGGGTATCGACCCTCACAGGTACCGAAGTATGGGGTCTTAGTCACTACCCCTTTGCGAGACTTGGTGTAAATCCACCGTTTCGTAGCATCCCCTGCGCCTTCGGAAGTCGCAAGCAGGAGATGATTAAAACGAGCAGGCAACTTCATACGCCCGGCTCGACCAATTGAGATAGGAACCATTAAGGTATCCACGAGTTCTTCGACTTGCACACCCTTGTCGTCTTTCTGGTCCGTAGCTTTATAAAGTTCCAGGGGGTCCTGGTGGCCAGTAACGATTACGTTGGTAGGCAAGTCGCCAGCAAGTGTCATAAGAGTCTCAGCCATAGCTTGCGGGCCTTGAAACTCTTGCCACTTGAGGGTTTGGTTAGCTCGTCCATTCAATTCCTGGTCGTACTTGACCATAGCTTGAACAGCAAAGGTGAAGGAATCAACGATAAGAATCTTGGTGTCGTCCCACGAGCGTTCCCAGGCACCGAGGGCTTTAACCGCATTGGGCCAGGATGTCGCAGGACCAGAGACACCAATCTTCTTGATAGTCTTCTTACCTTCACGAGCAGATACAATACCAGTTGACTCGGTGCATTTTATAACGTCATTGTTTTCAGTCAAGGCGATTTTGTACTGCTCGTCAGTGATTTTCTTTTCCCGACGAAGGCGAGCCAGAGTAGAGCGTATCGTTTCTTCTGCCTTTCCATCAAAGTCCAACCAACGAAGTTCATAGCCTGGACCATCACGGAAGCCGGGAATAGAGAGTGGAACAAGAGCGGAAGATTTACCCTCGCCAGAGTAGCCGAGGAACATCATCTTGATAAATGGAGCGGTTGTTTCTACTGTAAGCTTAGACATTTCTGTCCTCCCATTTCTGAGTTAATTGACCATTCTATCACAACGGTCGTGATTTGTCAAATGACTACGCTAACCGAAAAGGATGCTTTCGATTTCGTCCAGGTGATGCTGCTGAATGGACACCTTCTCACGGATGAAAGCGGGGCCGCTTTCGAGCACGGTAGCCAAAGTCATCTGGTGCGGTGGTTCTGCCTTTGGACTCTCCTGTTCGTGCCCAGCTATTCGTGCAAGCAAGGTAGCCAGTCGGATGGATACTGAATCTATCTCGTTGATAGCATCATTGAGGGCTGAAGGTTTGTCTACAGCAACTCTCTCTGCGCCTGCTTCAAGACGGTTAGCGGGTCGGGATACGGAAACTGTGTTCATGGTGGTGCTCCTTTCGGGTTGTGGAGTGTTGATTATGTCGAGCAGGTCATCTTTCGTTACTATATCATTCATTATCTTGATCTCAATGGGTCCCAGATTTTCTTAACGAAGTGCCCGCGGAGGTAATCTTGCCGCCGGGCAGGTGCTTTGGAGCAGATTTCACGGAATTCACAGCCACCGTAGTTGCCACATGACTCTTCATTCGCAGGAAAGTACCCTTCTTCTGAGGCTTCCCTGGCGCGAGTGATCCAAAATGTCATGCCCTTGATGTGTTCATCTACCTCTTCCAGTGAGAAGGGGATAACTTGGCGCTGATAGCGGTTGAAATTTACGCCAAGCTGAACGGCATCGAGCATCAATCCATCGGCGGAAGGCAAATCGTGAGTCTCCGCCGCAATAATATGGCTCACGGACGCGTAAGTAGCGAACTGTGCGTTGGGCTTAAACTTGTCAAAGAACCTACGATCCAAGCCATACTTGGTAGATTTGTAGTCACAAGCCATTACTTTACCCTGCCACTCAGCGTAGCGGTCAATGTGGCCGCACAGAAACACCTGTTCGCCGTTATGCTCGAAGAAAGGCAGGGTGAATGAGTATTCAACTGCTGGTGTACCGTCAGAAAGTATCACGGTTTTGGCTGGATCATCCCAGAACTGCTCAATATACCAGACAAAAGCCCGGACAAGTTGCTCCTTTTGACGGGCAGTGTCACCTTTTGGAAGCTTCTCTCCCAACAATCCGGCCAGTTTGACACACCTAAGCAAGCACTCAGTCTTATCCATGTCGGAGGCAAGCAGTTGATGCCAGGTCTGGAACAGCCGGTGAATGTAAATTCCGAAGGCAAGAGGCGGTGGCATGACTTTGTACGTCCACCCCTGGATCATGTGGAAGTGGTATTTGCGAGGGCAGGTCTTGAACCAACCAAGGCTAGTGTTATCCCAGGCAAACTGGATGCCATCCTTCATGGACGAGTTCTCGTCATTATGATAGGGGTTGCCAAGCGGGATAAGCTTGTGATCGTTTTCATCCCCTTCGTTCAGGATTTCGTCTGTCCACGGGTTATAGAATTGCATCTTAGTGTCTCCAGCCTTTTTGCAGGTCGTTAATACTGGTGAGGGCGCTGGTGTAATCCTTGAAATTAAGCCAGTCTCCATCACAGTGATAGACTACCCGAACACAGTTGTAGCCAACCGTAGTGTATGGGTCTGTTGCAGAGTCAGGAATTTCTTTTACCTTGCCATTCTCCCACATGCTTGGAGCATAGTGGGCTGGCTGGTAACGAACCTTATCCCCGACTCTCAGGGCTGCAAGATCAATCATCGGACTTCTTAGCAGGCAGGGCATCGACTACAAGCACAGAACCCGCGCCGTTGCTTGCATGAAGCAGACGACATTCACGCTTGGCTGCGTTGATTGAGCTGTGTGTTGTGTCACCAGATGGACCGCGGATAGTTCTGCCTTTCCTGAAATACTTTGCTTCCTTCATTCTTATTCTCCGTTATGCGTCGAGCATTATATGAACACAGCCTTCACGGTCAGCACAGGGCTGGCGCTCAGGCGAGTCAAGCAGGGCTTTGTCACCGGCCTTGCGAATAGCCCAGCCGTTTGTGGTGCCGCAGGGATTCTCACGACCAGCAAATTCAAGGGCTTGCTCGTCAGTGTAGTCGGTAGGGACACAGACCTGCATGTCAAGCATCCCTCGGTAGGTTACTTCAGGCTCCATCAGTCTTTCTCCACAACAGGTAGGCAGGGCAAGGCCAGGATGGATTGCCGCGTCTCTTCGATTGTTTTGAGCTTCACGTGAAGTTCAGCCCTGAGTGTTTTTTCAGTCTCGTCCAGGGTACTGAGCGCCTTGCGGGTAAGGTCTTCGACGTTGATTGAGTCCGTGTCAAGCTCCCAGACACCCAGCTTGAACCAACCCTCGGGAATCTCTGAGCCACCCCAGGCAATGATGCTTGAGGACGAGAAATAACCTGTGTTCAGGTTGGTCAGGAGAGTTGCGGGGTTTGCTGAACAAATTAGAAATGTTTCTTTAGCCATGATATACTCCTTCGAGTAGTAGTTGGGTTAGTTTACAGTTTCAAACCGTCAAGGGCCAGTTTCTTTTTGCCCTGTGCAGGGGCATTAACCTGTTTGCTAGTAACACGCTTCTTAGAACCACTTGCTTGTTCTTGGTTCCAGCGCTCACGCTGAGTACGGAGCGATTCGACAAGACGGAGCCGGTGTTCAGGGGACCACTCGGCAGCGGCTGAAGTCAACAGGTCGTTGAGGGTTTGAGTGAAGTCAGGCTCGGGTGCCGGGGCTTCAATCATCAGTAGGTTCTCCTTCAGTTTTACCTATAGGATCGTTATCCATGATACGATGGAAAGTCTTCTCTGCTTCGAGCAAGTCGCGGGTAGATGCTGTGCGACCGGCTTTCATCTGGTCCTCACAGTACTTACCGAATTGCATTAGGACTTGTCGGATTGCATCACTACCACGAAGGCCAGAGGGAGACAAACGGAAAAACTCCAGAATCGCGTTGTAAGTTGGGATGTGGACTCGAACGGTCCGAGGAGCCACATCGGGTAATTTATTCTGGGCCATCAGGAGATCTCCGAAACTTGTTTACAATGTATGTATGGGTAGGTGAAAAAGAAGGGGGATCGCTCCCCCCTCTCTGTATCGGCTAGGTTCAGCCGAGGTTCGTGCTTAGCTCAGAGACAGTTCGCTCAGCTTCTCTTCAGCGGCTTTCTCAGAAGCGCGTACACGCTCTTCTTCGGCATGGGAAGCTGCAATCAGTTCCTCACGCAGGTCCATAAAGGCTTGTACTTCACCCCAGGGGCCTTCGCCGTTCATGAGCTTGCCAGTTTCACCTTCAAAGGTGTCGTAGGAGACTTGGCCTTCGTCCGGCTCAGTGCCTTTACGAGCAACAGTAACGGGAGCAGCTTGCTCCTGATAACCTTTCTGCTTGATGAGGCGACGGATGAACTGGCCTGCGTTGCGGAACATGATCTTATCGAACAAGGAACCACTGGCCAGGGCAGAGACGCGAATACCGGAGAAGTCATAGGCACCGTAGAGGGCATCCATATCTTCTTGGGTAGGCAGGTCTGTGCCATCCTTGACAGCTTTCTTGACGCGACCAGCCATGTTGTTTCCCAGGTTCTCGGCAAGCAACTGGTTAGCTGCGTTGGAGAAGCCAGCAGCGTTTACGCCGAGATCAGACAGACCCTCGAAGCTAGACGGCTGGAAAGGCTGGGGAATCTGAAAGGCAAAGTCCGGGGTGCCAGCATCGGCATAGGCATCACCTTGAATAACACGAGCGCGCATCGGGGTTTCGTCTGTTTTTTGCATTTTGTTGCTCCTAGAAGTTTGGTAGGTTGATTTTCGGGTGGTCGGTCGGTTTCCGTAACCACCCCGTAATGATGACATAAATACGGCACGTTGTCAACCCCACTACCCCATATAATTAATACGGCTTTTTATATGGGGTCAGGGCGTCTGACTTAGCCTTTTGCTCGGCAGTAGGCTCCGGTATGGGTCTGGCTGGGTCGAGGTCAATGTCTACAACTACCATTTCTTCTACGCAGGGTTCTCCATACCGAACCATAATCGGCTCGTCATTGGTGAGATACAGGTTGTTCATTA